GAAGAACGTAATATATCTTCGACTGCACGATCCTCTTGCTCTGAAGTTGGATTGGTAATACCCATCTTGTCCATAGCTGTACGCTCTGACAAACCTGGCATAATCCTGTACATATCTGCCCAGAGTCGTGCTTTCCTTGAGTTGAGTGTAGCTGCATCAGATGTTTCAAAGGTTACAGTGTTGTAGTAGTAGCCGTTTATTTCTCTAGGTCCAAGCGTTACTTCACTAGGCGTTGACTCAAATGCTCCATATAAAGTAACTGGTGCACTAAGGATATGTTCAATGTCCATGAGTACCCATGCGTTTATTTTCTGACACGCCCGCTGTAAAGCATTTAAAGGTCCACTTAGTTTAGTAGCAGCATTACGAAATAGTGTATCTGCTTCCGTTGCAGTATCGACACCGACCATAGGCATACCACCCATAGCTCCGAACTTGGATGCTGAATCTGCGTAGCTGTTTACACGTTGCAATCCTTGCATCAACGTAACAGGAGCCTCACCCCACTTAAGTAAATCAAGCTGCTGGTCAGGTCGCATATCAATATGACTACCTGGTCCTAAGCGTATTTCCTTTTCACCATCTTCTAGCTCACCCATATTGACAGTGACCAATGCTGGGAACACATACATACGCAGCCATGCTTCCATTTCTGTCAAGTATCTGGCTTCTGAAATAAGAACTGAACGTATGGGCTTAAGTATAGAGACATACCTATCTTCTGGTTTAGCTTCCGAAGTCACATCACCAAAACCAGGATCAGCAATGATGTACGGTATGTACCCGTCGTACACTGGATACTCATCTGTTGATACTGGTGATTCCCAAGAATACGGATTGACGGCTTCATGGCAACGCTTGCCATCTACCCACACAACGAACTCCCCTGGGTCATCGCCGTTAGGCTTTGTCCACATTTCGACGTAATCAACTTCACGCATCATATCGCCTTGACCGTAGTCCTCTTCTAAATCTGGGTAGGCTTTGACTAAGTTACCTGCTTCCACCTTCGTAGCTTCGTATACATATTGCGGGTCCCAAGGTGTATTGGGATCTTCAAATATTGTTTCTGGTGCTAAAGATTCAAACTTCCACAGAAACTTAGATCGGGCTACCTTCTCCAGTTGCCTTCTAAATTTCCGCTTATCATTTGCATTTGCTTCATCAGGTAAATCTGGTATGTATGAAAAATCTATTGTTTTCTTAAGTACCATTTTTCCAAGCATCAATTTTTTTGTAGCTCTTTTTAGAGGATCGCCTTGTTCTTCAAAGACACGAGTCCACCACATATCATGGAACTGTCTTTGCTTTTCAGCTATCTCTCTTGACGCTTCCATACTTTCATTGACTGGTCGCATTGGAACAAATGTTCTAGGAGTAGTTAGAATATGATCAGCTGCATTAGTAATTGCATTGTACGCTGTTGGCGGGACTGTAGGTTGCAAACCCTCATCGACCCATTCATCGGGAATGATATTGCTTGCGTATTTACCACGCATCATATCTTCGTCTGTATTCAATTCGGTTATAAACTGACCGTAGACAGTAGAACGTAAGTGCTCAAATCTATTGTATTGTTCGTCTGTCATGCAACACCTGTCAAGAATCTACGCTTACTAGAATTGCTGAATGTTAAATACTTTCTGTTATTGTTTAATTTACGAGGCTGCCTTCGCTTCGCAAGAAGCACAGCAAGCCCAACTGCCATAACGCAGTCATCGAAATATCCTGGAGGGGCTGAATACTGAATAGTACCCCCTGCCATGACTTTACCTTCAAACAGTTTTAACTCTCTGTTTAACTGTTCGTCGTCATAAGGGAAGTGTACACGCCCATGCTCAATCTCTGCAACAAGTGTTGATACTAATTGTGCTTTACTTTGATTTGTAAATTTGAATGAAGTTATGTGACACCCTTCATCTACCAAGATGTCTCTAACAGCCTCACCTACACCTGTCGCATCTAAGTGTATTGTCTGGCATTTATACTCTTGATACATACTTGCAATGCGTGGACCAAGTGCTGTGTATGACATGCCATTGAATCTGTCAGATGCCACTATTGACATGTCCTTGATATCAATAACGTACGCTACTGTGTAGTCGTGTTGCTTCGCTACATCTAATCCCATCAAATACTGTTTACCTTTTTGCCATGGCTGTTGTTCTCCATTAAAGCAATCATCAATATTTTTAAAAATCTTTCCTTCAGCTTCAGCCCATTCTGCTAAGAACCTTTGACGGAACTCAACCTCTGGATATTCCAGTCGAGCTTCTTCCATAACGATTGGGTCGATAGAAGGATTAGCCGTAGTAGGAACTGAAAATGAGTAATAGTCTGCATCTTCTTGTAATGAGGACTGCCCACGTTCCCAATATGATCGAAACCAGTTATTACTCTGTGGCACTCCTATTGCGATTAGTCGTCCATTTGAGTCGGTCAATGCTGGCATGAACTCGTTACGTGCACTGTCAGTAACATCGTGTGCCTCGTCTACAATCGCAGCTGTTAGTCTGTCACCCTGTAGTGATACTTGGTTATCAGCAGACTTTGCCTGTATACGTGCACCATTAGTCAGCTCTATCAATCTTCGCTCTTTATTATAGTAAGCAACCATAGCAGCATTAGGTACAGTTCGATTTGTCATTTCGTCAGCAATGCAGGAACGCACAAATGGTTCCCACACACGCATAGTCAATTCATAGTTAGGGGCAATGATATATACCAAGGGTCTATGCTCAACACCAGCAACGACTGTCTTTGGTCGCATTAGTTCTCGCCATGCTTCAGCTACAATAGCAGTAGACTTACCAGCACGACGACCGCAAGCTGCGATTACTCGTTTTTCGTTTCTTGAATGTATGTGTTCTATTTGCCAGTTGTAAGGTTGATACCCACCTTCACCAAACTCAAGGAGACTATCCCATATATCTGGTCTAGTGTAATCAGGATACTTATCGTTAAATTGTTTCACCATCGATAACTATTGTATCACCACGCTCAGGCTGTTGTCCCTTTGCTGGACGTGAACCTGACATCGATTCGATATATGTTTCAGCAAAAGTAATATTGCTGATATCTTTTTGCTCTCTTGCCTTACCAAGTATTCTATCAAAGTAGTACATTAATAATCTCGCATCAGGCTTGTCGCCCTCACACGCTTTCTTAAATTGCTTGTAAAAAAATGGAAGGTCTGGAAGTGCTAACTCCTCAAACTTCTGTGTAATGTGTTTATTCATTTCCTTAGTTGCAGCAGTAGTCTGCATTTGCGTCGCAATCGATTTTATTGGACGACCCGAACCTTTGATATATTTACCCTTATCCTTTATAACAGGACGCTTGCCACCCTCTTCTATAGTGAATACTTTAGCCCGTACTAAACCTACAACCTCCTGGTATGTCCTATCCCCATACGTTTCATCGCTCGTATCCATCTGTGCAATAAGTTCTTCCGTTGAGTTATCCATGAGTGCATTGTACATAACCGTCGATGTTCCGTCAAAGTACCGTCGATGTACGAACGTGTACGAGTAGGGGTTAGCCGCTTACGAGACGTCATCGCTGAGTGTCCCTTCCCTCAATACGACGCACCCCCATGCCGTTCACCTCCACCACACGTAGAATCACGACGGTCAAATCGCAGCAAATCGGCGAGCAATCGACGACGAAAATCACGCACTGCTCGCACGATGCTAGCTCGTATTATTTAAGGCAAGACGGGCAAACGATGGCAATCGAGGACGACGGCGACGGTCGATCCGATTCAGAAAAAACAACCAGGGCAAAACAACCAGGGCAACGTAATCCAGGATGAGCGAGTCATCCAGGATGAGCACGTCATTCATTGCATAGCAGCTGGTAAGGTTTCTGGTTGGTTTGGGTCGCTAAAAAATGTGGCTATATATAGGCAGTTTTGACTTGTCCTAAATCATTGAATCAATTACCCTTATAACTATCAATAATAAGTAGTAGTTCATAAAGGAGTATCAAATGACTACATCAACGAAACGAAACGCACCAAAGCTAACAGCCAAGGAACGTGTAACAAATCAGATGATTAAGCGATTGGAGGATTCAATATCTAACGGCGATCCCGTTGCACCATGGCTGAAACCATGGCAGGCAGATCGCTACGATGTAACTGTACCATGGAACCCAATAAGTAAACACGAGTACCAGCGTTCTAACTTTATCCTACTTAGCATTATGGGAACATTTCACGAGTCCAATATGTGGTCTGGTTTTCAGCAGTGGAGTAAAGCGGGTTACAAAATAAATAAAGGTTCCAAGGCTACTAACATTATCCGTCCAATGTCTTTTGTCGATGAGAAAACCAAAGGTACGGACGAAGAGAAAACGATAACTTTTTTTAAGGCTGAATCCGTTTTCAATTATGACCAAGTTACCTACGCTGGCGAGGGTCTCGACCCTATCATTGTTCGATATGCAGAAACAGAAAATAAAAAACCTCGCTCATGGAATCCAATAAAGCGAGCTGAAAAAATTGCCAGTGATTATATTGCTAGGGAAAATATTAAGCTCAATTTCAAAAACGTAGACGCTGCATTCTACGCAACCGCTGACGATTCAGTGACACTAACTCTTCAAGAGAATTTCAAATCGTCAGCAGATTATTATGATACGTATTTTCATGAGTTAGGTCACTCCACTGGTAACAAGTCCCGTCTTAATCGTTCAGACATCACAAAAAATTACAGC